GCTGTAAGCCCTATGATAGGTATTAACGCAAGCCTAGTCCCTAGAGACTTAAACACGAAGTTTAAAGTATATCCCGGACGAGCTATCTTTACCAATGGTAACGTAGGTGAAGCAATACAGCCAATTAACTTTAATCCACCACCTCCTTCAAGCTTTAACCAGTCTGGAGACTTAGAAAGAATGGTAGAAATGGGTACAGGGGCATTCCAAGCTGCTGCACCATCAAACATTAACCCTCGTAATCAAACTGCGGGTGGTATGGGAATGATTGTCTCCTCAAGTATTAAGCGAAACAAGAGGACACTGTTAAACATTGAAGTAAATTTACTAGATGAATGGGTCAAGAAATCAGCTTGGAGATACATGCAAGCAGACCCTGAGAAGTACCCGTTAGTTGACTTACATTTTGTTATCAATTCTAGTTTAGGTATTATGGCTAGAGAGATAGAAACACAGCAAATTGTACAGTTGCTTAACACAACCGAGCCTAACAGTACCTCGTACTGGATGCTCATTAAGTCACTCTATCAACTGAGTACCATCTCGAACAGAGAAGAAATGTTACCAATAATTGATAGAAAACTGCAAGAGTCACTACAGCCACAACCAGATCCTAGAGCAGAAGCTGCACAGAAACAGGCTGAAACACAGGATTTCATCGCTAAGAATGATGCTGCATTCAAGACAACTAAGGGCATACTCAACCTTGTCGAAGCTGAGAAGAAAGAAGCTGAAACAAATGGAGTACGTCAGAAGGGATTCATGGATGAGTTACAGCTAATGACTGGAATGATGATGACTGATAGCGACAAACAACAGGCGCAACAGGCACAACAGGCTCAAGCAGCCCAAATGCCTCAAGCACAACCACAAGGAGCAATGAATGACACCGGAACAACAGGCAACGTATGATGCTTATCAAGACATGTTTGGCTCACAAGGCTGGAAACTGTTTTCAGAAAGTATAACCTCATATAAAACAAACCTCAAAGACAATGCTTGGAGTAGCGTAGCATCTTTAGAAGACATAGGGAAGGTGAAAGGTAATCTTCACGCATTAGATATGATTTTAGGTTTAGAAGCGACAATGAGCAAAGAGAACCTAGATGAAGAAATACCAGAAGAAAGTTTAGAAGAATGATATACGAGTACAGATGTATAGAGCATGGTAAGTTTTCTTATACATGTAAAATGAATGACAGACAAGCACCAAAGCCCTGTCCAGAATGCGAAGAATTATGCGAGTTTATTATTAGCTCTCCTATCTTTACATTGGAAGGAGTTTCGGGTGACTTCCCTGGCGCAGCCATGAAATGGGATAAAAGACACATAGAGGCATACAAAAAATGAGTGATAGAGATAGAGTTGTAAACAAAGAAGATGCACCGACAGGCAATTTGCTAGTTGAAGAGGAAACTAACGTAACCGAAGAACAAGCACCTGTTGAAGCAAAGCCATCAGTTGAAGTGCCTGAGAAGTTTAAAGGCAAAGAACTAGATGACATTATTAAGTCATACAGTGAACTAGAAAAACAGTACGGTAAGCAAGCACAGGAGCTTGGGGAAACCCGAAAACTTGCTGACCAATTAGTACAACGAGAATTGCAAACTGCACAATCTGCACCAAAGGCTTATGAAGCTGATGATGAAGACGAGTTTGACTACGACAACCCCTTGAAATCCATCGACAGATTAGTTGAGAAAAAACTACGACCAGTCACGGAAAAACTATCCGCTAATGACTCTGCCAATGTGCAGAAGAAGCTAGCAGACAAGCACCCTGACTTTATGGATGTAGTACAATCAAGTGAATTTGGAGAATGGGTAAATTCATCCCCCGTACGCCAAGACTTATACAGTCGCGCTAACGTCAACCTAGATTTTAATTCAGCAGATGAGTTATTGTCCACGTTTAAAGCCCTGCATCCAAAAGCAGAACAAGCTAAACCTGACAGTAAAGCACAGCAGGAGCGTGTCAATGAAATGACAACGGAATCAGGCAGTTCAGGGCAGACAAGCACAAAGGTCTATAAGCGTAAGGAATTAATCAATTTACGAGCCACAAACCCGAAAGAATACTGGGCTAGAGCAGACGAGTTCAAGCAAGCCTATGTTGAGGGAAGGGTTCGATAACTATACTATGCTTAAAGGAGAATTAACATGGCATTAGGAACTAATCACGTCACCAATACGACTCAGGATAAATTTATCCCTGAGATTTGGTCTGACGAAATCATAGGTGCTTTCAAAAGCAACCTAGTTGTTGCCAATCTTGTTACCAAGATATCTCACAACGGCAAAAAGGGTGATACTTTACACATTCCAAAAGGAACTCGTGGCGCTGCATCAGCGAAAGCTGCTGAAACGCAAGTAACTCTTATTGCTGATGTTGAGACTGAGGTTTCAATTAGTATCAACAAACACTATGAATACTCTCGTATGATCGAGGATATTACTGGTGTTCAAGCAATCGACTCATATCGTCAGTTTTACACTGATGACGCAGGTTTTGCGCTTGCTAAACAGGTAGACCAAGACTTACACAAGTTGGGTGCTACTTTCCAAGCTGGTTCTATTGCAGGTGCTACTAACCTGTATGAAACAGCGGTATTAGGCTCAGACGGTTCAACGACCTTCTCTGGCGCAGCTAATACTAACACTGGTAACGGTGCTGCACTTGCAGATGCTGGTATTCGTCAAATGATTCAAACCCTTGATGACGCTGACGTACCTATGGAAGAGCGTGTATTCGTTATTCCACCTGTTGAAAAGAAGAACCTTTTAGGTCTCTCTCGTTTCACAGAGCAAGCCTTCACGGGTGAAGCTGGTGCTGCTAACGCAATCCGCACAGGCTATGTTGGTGACTTATACGGTATCCCTGTATACGTTTCTACACAGTGTCCTTGGATTCACGTTAATGACCAAACTGGTACGCAGTCCGTAACTTTTACGTCTACTGCACCTACTGGCGCGTCATTTTCTGATACGTTTGGACTTACTGTTGACTGGAATACGTCATCTCCTACCGATACCAAGTATCGTGCGGGTATGTTGATTCACAAATCAGCCGCAGTTCACGTTGAGCAGTTAGGTGTTCGCACACAAACCCAGTACAAACAGGAATATCTTGGTGATTTGTTCACCGCTGATACACTGTATGGTGTTGGTGAGTTACGTGATGACGCTGCTACAGCATTTGTCGTACCTGCTTAATCTAATTGGGGGCGCAAGCCCCCTTTATAACTAGGAGGTTATAATGGCGAATACAATTACGAAGGTTAAAGAAACATCTGGTGAGTGGGGCAACCCGCAAAGTTGGTTTTCAAATGTGTGGACGATAGAAGCCACCATTGACGATCAAGATGCGGTAGCTTTAACCACAATCACTGAGTTTGACGTAACCGTAACTGGATTAGCATTGGGTGATATGGTAATGGGCGTTTCCCTTACTGTTGACCTTAATGATGGCTCTAATGAGGCTATGTGCAACGCATACGTTTCAGCAGCAAACACCTTGACTGTTCAGGTCATGGCGGATGAGGCTGAGTTTGCAGCAGATGGCTTAAATGGTGCTACAGTTAAAGCCGTAGTAGGGCGACCTGCTTGGTAAATTTGATTGGGGCAGAAATGCCCCTCTCTTTTGGAGAATATAATGGACGGTAAATTGTTTCAAGTAGGATTACAAGATACACCAACTGTAACCCATTCAGGTGAGGCACAAGATACAAATGAGATGGCTATTAACTTAGCTAAAGCTCTAGTGTCAATATTAAAAGCCAATAGACCTAAGAACGAACGCAACGAAATGGATGACGAAGAGTGCTAGTAGACACCAAGTATAAAAAGCTGGGTGACTACACAGAATTAGAGAGTGTAGCTATTGACGAAACAGGAAGTGCGTCAAACACTATACTATCTGCACCACCAGCAGGAAAACAGAATCTTATCTACAAGATATGGTTTGTAACAACGGTGGACACAACAATACAATTTAAAGATGGGGCTACAGACTTAACTGGAGCTATAGACTTACCTTCAGGTGGGTCAGTAATGCTTGACTATGATATAGAGCCTTGGTTTACAACAGCAGGTGCTTTCATTATATCTAACTCAGCATCAACACAAATTAGTGGAAGGGTTCATTACTTGGTCAAGACAATAGCATGAGTATAATAAATAGCACAACAAGAACAAAAGCTATTGCTGTAGGTGTACAGCCTGACGGTAATTATGTAACGAATAAAGTTAATGGACTTGCTTTTTCAACAAGCGATCTATTGACAAACGGGCAAACCTATGATTCAGGCGTTCTTTCCCTTGTTAACTATACGCAGGTGCAGACAGACGTTCTTTCAGACGTTAATGGCACTATTGTTGTTGACTTTGTTGAAGACGTTGTTGGCGCAGATGTGCTAAGAACGCTGACAATCCCCTACATCGGTGGGTCTGGGTTTCAGATGTTCGCTGCACCAGCCTTTACGCCCTATGTACGCTACAGATTCACAGCAGACGCGGCTGGTCAGGCAGACTTCTACTTTGACACTAAGTTTTTAACGACGGCATTGAGTCCACAGGTCTTAGGCACTGAGGCATTTATATCTTCAGCTATGTCTACTTCATTAAACAGAAGCGTTTTAGTGGGCAAAACCATTGCTGGTAGCTATGAGAATTTAACTGTTGACGAAATCGCAGGTAATCGCAACCTTTTTGGTGAACTAATAACCACAGAAAGAACTTCGCTTATCGAGATTAATCCCGCACTAGGCTTATCCGCGTTGCGTGATACTACTAGCGTAGTTGGTACAGGCGCAGTAACAGCCACGGGTGGTGAGTTTGTCGTGTCAACAGGTGCTACAACAGCATCCACGTCACAACTGGAGACTGTTGAGAGTGGTCGGTATTATCCAGGGACTGCATCACAAGCGGGTCTGGGTATTCGCGTTCCTGACACCTATACCGGAACAGCTAACGCTGAGTGGGGCTACTTTGGCTCAACCGATGGCTTTGGTTTTGGCATTGACGCTACTAATGACTATATCTTTTACACACGCGCGGCATCTAAAACAAAGGTGTATCAGTCATCGTGGAATGTTGACCCAATGGACGGCACAGGGCCTTCTGGGGCTACTTTAGATATGTCTAAGGGAAACATTTATCAAATATCTTTTTCTTGGTACGGCTACGGTGTGATCGAGTGGTATGTTGTGACGGACAATATTACTGGTAAGCAAGTGCCAATTCTAGTACACAGATACAGACCTGAATCAGTAAACTCCATACAAAACCCGAACCAACCTCTTACCGTAAAAGTTGACAACGGCAATACCACAACAGATTATACTGTCTATGTAGGAGGTCGACAGTATTCCATATATGGCAGGTACAACCCGTCTTTCAGGCGTACACAGGAGACCCGAATTGCTCAGGCAAACATTGGAACTACATTCGTTCCTCTTATCACCTTTAGGCGTAAGTCGGGCTTTAACAGCTATCCCGTGAAGTTTCACGAAGTTTCTTTGATAACTGATGTTTCTTTAATTTGGGAGTTGCGTGTATCTGGTTCGCTAACAAATGCTAGTTTTGGGGCTGTGACAAATGTACCTACCACCGAGACAGCCCTTGAGGTAGACATTGCGGCAACGGCAATCACCGGAGGGCAGAAGCTAGAGTCTGGTTTGGTTGCTACAGGCGGAGTAGGGGTCAATCAAACTGGCAGTGCTATTCTTGACTCCTTTGCTCTGGAAGTCCCAGGAACGGAGGAAATTACTCTGTGCGCTAGAACATTAACAGGAACGGCAGTAGTAACATCTATACTTGGTATGGAAGAGGAATGGTAACATATCCTTCCGCAAATAATTCACATAAACAACCTTATTTAACTATTATATAACAGGAGAAGCTTAAATGCCCCGCACTAAATTAGACAAAGCAAATGAAATAGAAAAGAAAGCCATGCTTGAAGAAGGAATGGCTAGAGTCACTTATAACGGTAAAGAGATATTGGCTGATGCGCTGCATGCAATCTCAGTCCTGTCTAAACAAGGTGGTGACGTAATTGACGTAAACCTAAATCTTGATAAAGCAGTTGTATTCTGTGATAACTACGAGATACCTTATAGTACACCAGCTACTAAATCAGCATTACTGGAAGCAATTAAGAAGAGGTTCTAAATGGCAGGAAAAACTAAGAAAGAGCTAGTAAACCAAGTTTTGCGGAAACTCCGTGAAGACGAGCTTACTGCTACCCAGTCTATAGCAAGCGTACCTTATGCCAATACCATTGGTGACTTTCTGAATGATGTTAAAGAGGAGGTTGAAGATGCTTGGAACTGGGGTCAATTAAGACGGTTACTTTCATTTACCACGACTGCTGGAACATCAACGTACAATGTTGGTGGTGCTGTGTCTGCTGGTACTGACACGACTGTAATAGACTCTGATGGAAACATCTTCTCTATTAACACTATAGAGGGTGTAGACTCTGAGGACACAAGTAACGAAAGAACGCAAGTATTATCAGTATGGAACACGACACAAGATTGCGAGATAAGACTCAAGGGTGATGATTTCTTTAACAGACTAACCTTAATAGGTACACAGCAAAACTCTACCCCTAGCTGGTATCGACCAAAAGGGTTTGATGCTGCTGGAGACAAGAACATTGAGTTGTATCCAGTCCCTAGTTCAGCAGACTTAATCTACGTTTGGACTTATGCACCACAGGATGACCTTACGACAGATTCATCCATATTGACCCTCTCATGCGCTGAGAGAGCCATTACCTATGGAACATGGGCTATGGCTA